GGCCAAGGTGGGTCAATACGCGCGTCGTTATACGCGACGATCTCCGCCCAAGCATCGGCCGGCGTGACATGCCCTTCCCGGCTGCGCCGGATCCAATACCCAATGACGCGTGACAGCGCATCGAAGCGGGTCGTCCCATCAACGCCGCCTTCGCGGACCGGCTTGGCAAATAGTTCCGGAACGCTGCCCCGCTCAGAAGGTGCGGAATTAAAATCCAACGCCTCTGCAGCAAGGCCCTCCATCGGCGGCATCGCAAAGATGGCCTCGGTCAATTCACCAAGGTCAAAATCAACGGGGCGATAATCGAGGATGGAGACCAGCCGTTTCACGCCCGACTTGGCATGAACCGACCCCGCCACCCGAATGGGCTGATGCGCAGATTTGAATGAGGGATCGCCACCCACTTTGGCGGCAATCATCTGGCGCGCCCGGCAGACACGGGCAATGTCTTCGCCTTCGGCAGGCTCCGTGAGCCGCCAATAGAGATGGAGCTTATCCTGTCCCTCGGGCGTGACGCCGCCCGATGCCACTTCGAGGGTTGGCGTGCCGAGGTGCTGGATCAGATGGCTGCGCTTTGCCGCGACATCGCCGTGATCGATATCGACCAAGACAACCTGCATCTGAGCGATATGCTCGGAGCGCGCGGCGCCCGCCTCATGGACCGTGCCCGGCACGACAAAAAGCGCCATGCCCGTTTGTGCGGCCCAGTCAGCTTGATGGGCGAGTTTGATGCCGAGATCCCCATCCACTGGCAGGAACGGTGTATGCGGCGGGGCATCTGGAGCGCCCTTCTCGGCAAGTGCCCGAACAGGTGCAAAGAACTCACAGTAGCCGAACACCACATCAGCATAGAGGGCGATCGTATTCGCATCGGGGGCAACAGGCTCGGCCACATCGGATGTTTGCAGATGATCGGTCATGCCCAACACCTCGCGGCGTAGGAGCAAAACCGGCATTCAAAATGCTCTGGGTCGGTCGTGTGGCGGGGCAGAGTTTCGCCGGCATCGCAGGCGCGCAGGATCTGGACAGCCTTATCACTGGCGGCCTGCGCTAGCGCCCCGTCAAAGGGAACAAGCTCGTGCCAGATCTCGCATGTGTCCTTGTTGATCGCCGTGAAGAGTGCCGGCGTCTCTGTCAGCCCGAGATAGGCCTGATAAAGCGCGATCTGTGCCGCATAGATGGGCTTGGCCTTGACAACCCCATGCTTTTCAATGGCGCGCCAGTTTTTGGCATTGGCTGATTTGCATTCCCAAAGCGCAGGCACCGTCATGCCGTTTGGCGCAGCAACAACTACGCCATCCGCATGTCCTTTGACCCGGCCACCTGCGACGGAAAACCCAAACTGATCGCCATGCCGGTTACGCGTACGCAGATCGAAACCTGCCTTGCGCAGCCAGTCTATGGCGAGGTCTTCAAGCACATGCCCAAGAGCAAAAATCCGCAGCGACTGGCCTGAGAACCCGCCGCCTTCATCCTTGGGGGTCTTGAGGTACTCGTACTGCAAGCGCCGAGCGCAGGCGTCCCCCAAACGGCTGCCACCGAGGTAGTCACGGGTTGGCCGCGCATCGTTCTCGGTGACAAGCGCGTGGTCTATGAGCGCGTTGACGCTCTCAACAAAGCCCGGAGGCTTTTCGCGGTGATTGAAGTCCAAAAGGGCGTCGGTCAAAACGGCACCTCCGAACTCTCAGGCGAGCCCAAGGCGCGCATGCCTTCCTGAAACCCATCGACGGCAGCCTCGGCGAGACTTTCCGCCTGTGCAGCCGTGAGGTCTTTGAAGGACACGGCCCAGCCGATCTCACCCATGATTAGGCCCATGGATTTCATGGCATGGGCCAGCGCCGCGCGCTCGCGATCATCGGGATCAATCATTCCGGCCCTCCTCACATCGAAAGGCCAGGTGCCGCCATTTGGGCGGTTTCAGGGTCGTCATTTGCATGGTGAAGGTCTCCAGGGGGACCCTCTTCACTTACCGACGAGGTCTACAAAATGTCGGACAGAACATATAGCGAACATCGAGATCTAGCAGATGTTGCCAAATGACGGTAAATGATGCTCAATGACACCATATGTTGTTTAATGTTTCCATGAAAAACAACATATAGACATTTCTGGCGGCTGACCTAGAATTCTCTCAAAGCTCGTACCGGCCCCGATTCGTCCGAGCACACCACCCCCTGGAGAAGGAATTCGCCCATGCCCGCGTTCAACCCTCGTGTGTTCACGAACCCCGGTCGACTGAAGGAAATCCACCCCGATCACTTGATCAGCTTCCTGTCCCAATGGGACAGCTATTTTGCCGAGCGCGGGTTAGATTTGAGCGCCATCGATCGGGCAGAAATGCCCTATGACGAGATCGCCGCCATCTTGATGAACCCAGGCACGGGCGTCTCAGATAACATGGTGAACGCGCTCTATTACGTCCATGAAACAGCCCGCAAAGAGCCAATGGATGAGCTGATCGACCGCGCTGAAGCGGCCGGGCTCGAAATCGAACATGACGACAAAAGCACGCCTGCGGACGTGGCCGTCCAAATTTGGCTGGCGCAGCCCGATCTGCTTGAGCGCCAGCACGCGGAAACCGTCGCCTTCAACCGGTCCAACTTCACATATTTTGCGGGCAAATCGAATAAGCCAGCAGGATCTGAGGGCCAAATTGTCATCTCCGAGGTGCAGTGCCGCGAAATGGAAGCCATGATGGACCCATGGTTTGAGAGCAAACGCCGCGGACGTGGGTCGCGGGTGTTCGTGTTCCCGCAAGAGAATCGAGTTTGGATCTTGGTGCGCCATGGCCAGCCCATGCGGCGGGAGGGTGAGCACAAGGAAGATGGCAAGGATGGGATCGCCTTCTATCGGCCCCAGAAGGACGACGTGCTGATCTATGATGCCGAGATCGACGAGATTGGCGTCAACACGGAGACGAAGGGCGAGCGGGCGCTGTATCTCAGAACGCTCGGCATGGTTCTTTTCGGAGATGATGCCCATTTTGAGCGGGCGGAACGCTACAATCTGCAGCCCTTGATCGATCATGGCCCCGACGCCCTCGCCTGCGCTGACATCCCTGGGCTATCGCGGGTGCGGTTTGTCGAGTTTGGCCGCATGTGGGATGGCACCTGCCCCGAGTATGAAACCCGCCGCTCGGATGACCTCTTCGAGACCTATGGGGACGACTGGGCGGCACGGCTGAGCTTTGGTCGGCTGACCTATGCAAAATTCAAGGTGGCCTTCGAGGGCGAGAAAAAAGAGCGCTCGGTGATGATCCGCCCCGTCAACGTTGCCCGTTACGAGCGCGATGCCGATACGAGCCTGGTGGAAGCTTGGCTCAAGGCCCGCGGCTTCTGGAAACTGCAAACTGAGGCCGATAGCGATGATGATTTCGAAGTTCTGGAAAGCGCTTGATGAGCTGACCGACGGCGGATCATCGCATTGGGGCTGGCAGCAGCGCCTCGGCGACGAGTGGAAAGCGGTGGCGCCATTTTTGCCCGCAACGGGTAAAATGGCAGCCTCGCTCCCCTGCCCGAACCCCGGGGGCGAGGGCTGTCCACGTCGGGTGATTGTTCATAGTGACGGAACCGCCAGCGCCATTTGTGGCGATAGCCCAAAGGCCTGCCAATCGCTTGAAGTGACACGAGACGCGTTGCGCATCCATGCCCTCGATCGGCGCAGCTTTGCGGAAGCCTTGGTCAAGGCCATGGAGCTGCAGCCACCGATCCGCAATCCTGCGCCATCCTTCATCCAGCGATTGGGCACGCGCGAGCGGGCAGCTGGATTGGGGGTGCCAGTCTTCTTGTGTATTCCCGGCGCCACCCCCAAAGCCCGGCCACAAGATCTCGATGAAATTCTGGAAACCCCTACCCCGGTCGTGTTGCTCTGCCCAACGGTGGCCTCGCTCCCAGATACCGTCACCGAACCACTCAGGCGCCATGGCGTAACCATCATGCCCTTGGACGCAAATCTCCTCGCACGTGGGGCGGGTAAATTGTCCCTGAGCCCGCAGGGCGATGCGATAATTCAAGAACTGCTTGGGCGGCTCAGAGACATCGTTGTTCAGTCAAAGGGCCGTCAACGCATCTGGGATTTGCCATCAGGAACGACTTGGGAAAAGGTCACTATTCGTTTCTTGGCCGAAGCCGCCATCGCCGTCACCTTTAACGGGCAGACCCGTCGCTTCGAGGCCGACGACCTAGGGATGCGCAACAAGAAGAACGGCAAGCCGACGAGCGCGTGGATTCATTTGCATGCCTTGGCAGGAAATAACGGGAGACTGCCCCTAAGGCACGCCAACATAGACGCGACCTCCAAGTACCAAAGGCAAATCCAAACGCTTTCCGAAGCCCTGGAAAACGCGTTCGGCATCCAAGGAAAACCCATTGTTGCCGTTGGGAATGAATACATCACCAAGTTCGTCCTGAGCGCAGACGATCTGCGCCAAGGGCGCCAGGGACAGACCTTAACGAAATTTCGCTGAGCCCCGACGAAAAAATCTCAAAATATTTCTCCATGGCAAGCCGCTGAAATCACACTGATTTCGGCGGCTTCTTTCTTTTGCGCGCCGCCATTCCAGGCCTTCAGACGAAATTTCGCCGGAGCCGGGTATTCGGGCCCTCGAGCCCGTCCACCTGGACGAAGGCGAATACCATGGAGCATCTCAACGCACTGATTGACCCTGCATCGCGCATCAATCGCAACATCAACATCCGCGCTGCGCGTCTGGCGCATTCGGGCGCCGCCCCCGGCCTTGATGCCGAAGACATCGCGCAAGAACTCAGAGAAGAGGTTCTGCGGCGCGCAGCACAGTTCGACCCCGAGCGCGCCTGCTTCGACACCTTTGTCGATCGCATTGTCAAAAACCGGATCGCTGATCTCGCACGCCAAAGCCAAGCCGCAAGAGCCAGCCGCAAGACGCAGTCCTTTGACACACCGATCTTGGGCAAAAACGGCGAGGAAGGACTGACACTCGCCGACACCTTGCATGAGGCCTCTCCCACGCACGGCGTTGATGATTTTGCCGCTACGCATGGCGCGGGCCTCAAGAGCGATGTCGCCACCTTTCTGGCATCGCTCTGCCCTACCTCCCGGCGCATTGCCATTGCGGTGAGCCAAGGCTCGGTTGCGGAGGCCGCTCGGGCCTTGGGCCTGCATCGCAGCACGATTTACGAGCGCCTCGGCGCCATTCGCAATGCGGCCATAGCCATGGGCCTCGACGGGTATTTCGAGGCCGCGCCCCGACAGTTTGCGCCCCGCGTCGGTAAGTAGGGCCAAGCGAAATCCACAAACATGCCGGGCCTTCGGGGGAATGCAAAACCCTTGGGGAAACACCTCGACCGCAAGCTCCAGGGCGGCGTCGGGCCCGGCAGTTGTCACCCTGATGACGACCCCTGGGCATGACGAAACAGGAGCTGGATGATGTTCACATCGCCTCTGAAAAAACTGCGCCAGTCCAACTGGCTGAGCGCGCTGCCGGACACGATTGCCGTCCCCGCCATGGGCGACATGCTTGCCCGCAATCTCCCCGTGGAGCGCGCCACCCTTGATCAAATCGCTTTCGCGCTTCTGCCCTTGGAGCAGCAACGCCGCGAGATTGGCCAAAAAATCATGGCGCTCGAAGAGATCATTACCTTGGCCCGCAAACAGGGAGCCCTTGGTGCTGACATCGCGGTGACCGCTGCCGCCAAAGAATTGGAGGCCCGCAAATGAGCACGCCGACCACCCCTTCCTCATTCCGGATCATAACCGCCGATGAGCGGCTGAAAGAGGCCCGTGGCATCAAGGGCGTGCTCACAGGGATTTCCGGGATTGGCAAAACCAGCCAGCTGTGGACCCTCGATGCGGACCGCACGCTCTTCGTCAACCTCGAGGCCGGCGAACTGGCAGTCCAAGGCTGGCCCGGCGACGAAGTCCGCGTCCGCGATTGGGAGCGGGCCCGCGATCTCGCAGCCTGGATTGGCGGCCCCAACCCGGCCATGCGGGATGATCAGGCCTATAGCCAGAAAGACTATGACCGCGTCTGCCGCCTCTATGGGGATCCGAGCCTGCTGGACAAATACGACACGATTTTCGTGGATTCGATTTCGGTCGCCTCCCGCATTTGCATGCAGTGGTGCAAGGGCCAACCGCAGGTGCAATCCGACCGCAACGGCAAGCTCGATCTGCGCGGCGCCTATGGGCTGCTTGGGCAGGAAATGATCGGCTGGCTGACCCACCTCCAGCACACGCCACGCAAAAACATCTGGCTCGTCGGACTTCTCGACAAGAAGGTCGATGATTTCGGCAAGACGTATTTTGCGCTGCAAGTCGAGGGCACCAAGACAGGCCTCGAACTGCCCGGGATCGTCGATGAGGTCATTACCCTCGCCGAAATCCAGCCCACAGAAGGCAAGGCGTATCGCGCCTTCGTCTGCACGACGATCAACAAATATGGCTATCCGGCGAAGGACCGCAGTGGGCGCTTGGACACGTTTGAGAAGCCCCATCTCGGCCGTCTGATGACGAAGATCCGAAACGGTCAGCCCACCACGAACGCCCACGCCTTGACCTTCGACATGCCGTCCGAGGCCGACGCCATTCCCACCCCGACACAGACGCAAGGAGCATAAGCCATGGCAAGCGATATGGATTTCAATGGCGCTGACGCTCAGGATGCCGCCTACGACCTCATCCCAGCCAACACGCTGGTCAAAGTCACCATGATCATCCGCCCCGGTGGCGCGGGTCCCGAAGGCTGGTTGACCCAGAGCCAGGCAAGCGCCGCGCAATATCTCAATACTGAGGCTATTGTGATGGAGGGCCCCTTTGCGCGTCGCCGCATTTACACGCGCATCGGCTTCCGCGGCAAAGGCGTGGACGCCAGTGGCGTCGACAAATACGCCAACCGGGGCCGCGCTCTGATCCGTGGCATTCTCGAGTCTGCCCGGGGCATCAAGGCCAATGACCAGTCCGATGCCGCACGTGCAGCCCGTCTCATCCGTAGCCTTGGCGATCTCAACAGCCTCGATTTTGTGGCCAAGATCGGCATCGACAAAAACCGCGATGAACCCGATGAGCCTGGGCGCAATGTCATCAAGGCCGCTGTTGGGCCAGAGCATCGCCAATACCCCGAGATCATGGGAGGCCAGCCGGCGCCGATCCATTCACCCTCTGCTGCGGCACAAGGCTATAGCGGTGGCTTGGTTCAAGACCCTTATGCGGGGTCTGATACCGCCTCTGACGGCGGCGCACCGTTCTGGGCACGCTGAGGGAGGCACGCATGATCCCTCGTGATTATCAAAGGGCGGCGGTTGACGCCGCCCACGATCGCACCGCCGCGCATGGCAACACGATGTTGGTGCTGCCGACCGGCGCAGGAAAGACGGCCATCGCAGGCTTTTTCGTCGGGGAGGAGGTCGAACGCCAGCGCGATGCAAAGGTGCTGGTCCTGCAACACACGGATGAACTCATCGAGCAAAACCGCGCCGCTATTTCCCGCATTTCGGGCCTGCCATCCTCTGTCGTCAAAGCCGAGCGGGATGACTGGGGCGGACAGCTTGTGTTCGGCAGCGTGCAGACGCTGGCGCGGGCCAATCGACGTGAGGGCATGCCAGCGGTTTCGCATCTCATCATCGATGAATGCCACCGCGCTGCCGCGACCAGCTATCAGTCCGTCATCGAGCATGTGCGCGCCTTGAACCCAGAGGCGAAGCTCTTGGGTCTTTCCGCCACGCCCGGGCGTGGTGACGGCCGCAGCCTGCGCCGCACCTTCAGCAATGTCGGCTACCATCTCCGGATTGGAACGCTGATCGCCCGCGGCCTTCTGGTTCCACCGCGCACCTTCACGATCGATCTCGGCGTCGATGACGAACTGGCAGGGCTCGCCAGCACCGCAGGTGATTATGACATGCGCCAAGCGGATAAGGTCTTGAACCGGTCTGTGCTGAATGAGGCTGTGGTCGAGCATTGGAGGGACAAGGCCTCCGACCGCCGGACGATCTTTTTCTGCGCTACTGTCGCCCATGCCGAGGCTGTGGCCGACGCCTTCACGGCGGAGGGGATTTCAGCTGCCGTCATCTCTGGCGAGATGGCCAGTTCTGAGCGCAGCGCTGTCATCACCCGCTTCGACCGGGGTGAGATCCAGGTTCTGACCAATTGCATGGTCCTGACCGAAGGCTTTGACAGCCAACCCATCGGCTGCATCGGCATTTTGCGCCCCATGCTACACAAGGGGACGTTCATTCAGGCAGTCGGCCGCGGTCTTCGCCGTGTCGATCCGGAACGCTATCCCGGCATCATCAAGACCGATTGTATCGTACTGGATTTTGCCGGTGCTGCGCTCCGCCACGGGTCCTTGGAACAGGACATCTCTCTCGACGAGGATGAAACCCCCGCAGGCGCACAGCCCTGGAAAACCTGTCCCTCTTGCGAGGCGGAACTGCCCCTTGGCGCCTCCGTTTGCGATTTCTGCGGCCATGAGTTCACCCGGGCGGCGGGAGAGACGCAGGTTCTAACCTCTTTCGAGATGACAGAAATTGCCCTGCTAGATCGGTCACCGTTTTACTGGGTCGATCTGCACGGCGACGGTCAGGCCCTCATGGCCAGCGGCTTTGAGGGTTGGGCGGGCGTATTCCACGATGGGACGCTTTGGCACGCGCTGGGGCGGCCCAAACACCGGCATATCCGCACCTTGGCTGTTGGAACCCGCATTCAGGCGCTCGCAGCGGCCGATGATTTCCTTCGGGAAACCGAGACCAGTAGCGCAGCGGCCAAGAGCAAACGCTGGATCAACGATCCTGCCAGCCTGCGTCAGGTCGAATTGCTCCACAAAGCTGGGCTGCCCGCCAGCGGCCTTGACTTCGGCCTCTCGAAATACGCCGCCAACTGCCATCTGAACTTCCGCTGGAACCAGGCGGCAATCAAGGCTGCGGTCCTGCAGGATCTGCCTCGGAGCGCGGCATGAACCGACCCAACCCGCTTCACCCCGACCGCATGACGGCACACGAACGCCGCACCGAGCTCTATGGCCTGCTGGCCACGGCCGTGATGCGCCTCGCGGGCCGCGATTGCGACCATCTATCCGAGAATACTGGAGACGGTTCGCTACACTTCGCGGGCAAACAGAGCGGTACTGTAACTCCAACTCAGAGGAGATCTGCATGACCACAGATGAACCCATCTTGGCGCGCTTGGCCGCTTTGAAAGCCCTTTCTGTCAACGAGCTAAAGGCTGAATGGCAGGCGTTGTTTGATGCGCCCGCCCCGAACAACAGCCGCACGTTTCTGGAAGGCCGCCTGGCTTATCGCATCCAAGAACTGACCTATGGCGGCCCCGACAAGCAAACACGCCGCCTGCTGGACCTGCTGGCCGATGAGGTTGAGGGCACGCTGACGCGTAAAGCCCAGATTGCCG